GTGTTTGGCACGAAAGTATCCAAAGGCCAGACGCTGTACATCAAGCGCATCGAGGCGTAAGGAGGGCCCCGCCCATGAACTACTGCACCTACCCGGAGTACCAGGCGGCGGGCGGCACGGTGAGTGAGCTGGCGTTCGGTGTGCTGTGCAGCCGGGCGTCCCGCCTCATCGACAGCGCTACCTTTGGCAAGGCGGAACCCCATGCCGCCGTGTGCGAGAGCTGCCGCCAGATGCTGGCGGATGCCTGCGCCCAGATCGTGGATCTGCTGGTTGCCCAGCTGGCTGTGGGTGCTGCACCGGGCGCACAGAGCGTCTCCAATGACGGCTATGCTGTGACCTTTGCGGCCAACACAAGCCTGTCCGCTGCCGTGCGTTTTGAAGCCTGGCATGTGCTGGAAGCCGCCCTCGGGTCTGACCCCCACGGCCTGCTGTACAGGGGGATCATGTGAGATGAACACGTCTGTTACCGTGGTGAACCTCATCCACGACCCCAAGGCCGACACTGATACGCCCAAGTGCTGGGTGTTCCCGGCCTGCAGCTGGCGGGAAAAGCTGGACACCTCCGGCACCGGCACCAGCAAGGACCCCGAGCGCACCACCCACATCCGCATCCCGGCCAGCGTGTGCACCCTGGGCTACCTGCCCTATGTGCAGTGGGCAGCCCTGCCCGCTGCCGAAAAGGCAAAGCACTGGACGCTCAAGCGGGGCTGGAAGGTGGTGCAGGGCGCGGTGCCCACCCTGACCGCCGCCGAGTACGCCCACCTCGAAAAAACGCACCAGTGCTGCACCGTGTCGGCCATCTCGGATAACCGGGAACCGCTGCTGCCGCACTGGCATGTGGAAGGGAGCTGAGACCATGAGCGCACCGGTCTTTGATTTTAAGATCACCTTCCGGCCCGGCCTGCAGGCCGACCTGGATGCAGGCTTTGCAAAAGTGCAGTATGCCTTTTCCCAGCATGTAGCCAAAACGGTAGACCCCTATGTGCCCTTTGACACCGGCACGCTGAAGAACAGCGTGAATCAGGCATCCGACTTCAAGGAAGGTCTGCTGGTGTACAATACGCCCTATGCCCGCAGGCAGTATTATCTGCATGAACAGGGCAAGGGTCTGCATGGGGAAAACGGCCTGCGCGGCTCCTACTGGGGCCAGCGGGCCATTGCCGACCACAAGGACGAGCTGGAAAAGTTCGCCCACAATGCCGCAAAGCAGTTTCTGGGAGGGAACAAATGAGCGAGACCGTAAAGCCCACCATTGCCGCCCTACGGGCGTGGCTCAAGACCTTCCCGCTCATCGCCGAAGAACAGGAGGCCACCGGGGCCGCGTTCCGCATTGCTGGGCTGGATGAGGACGCCACCGCCTTTTCCATCGAGGACAGCCCCGGTGACCCGGTGATCACCAAGTATTTCTCCGGCCGGGATATGGCGAAGAACTACCTCTTTTTGTCCCGCCGGGAGTACGGCGAGGCGGACGTGCTCACCGTGCAGAACAGCGGCTTTTTTGAGCAGTTCACCGACTGGGTGATGGCGCAAAACGACTGCCACCATCTCCCCGCGCTGGAAGCGCCCCGCCAGCCCATCGGCGTGTCCGTCACCTCCACCGGCTACATCGTCACCAGCAGCGCGGGCAGCTGCCGGATGCAGATGCAGCTGCGCCTGACCTATTATCAGCCCAAATGAAAGGAGTTTTGCTATGACCGTAGCAGAAGCCATTACCAAGTCCGGCATCACGCCCAGCGCGTCCTATACCGGCATTGAGACGGCAGATGACTTTGTCTTTGCCATCCAGACCGAGAGCGACAAGCAGACCAAGGAAAACGCCTGGATCGTCTGCGCCGACCACGTCAAGGAGCACAGCGGTGCGCTGAACGCCTCCACCAACTCCGACACCTTCATCCGCACCGGCCCCACCGACACCAAGAGCGCCACCCAGCGCACCCTGTCGGTCAACGGCAACCGCTGCGTCGGCGATGCGTTCCAGGATTTCCTGCTCTCCCACAAGATCAAGTACGGCACCGGCAGCGATGTCGTTGTACCGTACATCTATTTCAGTCTGCGCACCGGCAAGGGCGAGAAGGGCACCTGCACCCTGATCGTGACCAGCGACGTGGGCGGCTCCGCCGGTTCTCCGGCCACCTTTGCCTGCGACGTCAAGGGCATTGGCACCCCGGACGAGTTCGACTATACCGCCGCCGCTGGCTGATTTCCCCCGCAGCTTTCCCCGTTCCGCCCGGAGCGGGGATTTTTTATGCCGTGAAACAGGTTTCTCCGGGGCAGCACCGGAGCACGGCCCAACGAAAGGAGCCAGAATATGGTTATTTGTGGACAGACATTTGATTTTTCGCCGTTGAACGCCAACGACATTGAGCGGCTGGAAACGGCCAACGAAAAGATGCAGCGTGCCGGAGAATCCGAGCTTGAGCAGTTCCGGCGCGGCGGGGTGCGCATCTGCGACCATATGCGTGCACAGGCGCGTCTCGTCATGAACTGCCTTGACGAGGTGCTGGGTGCCGGTGCGTCCGACCGTCTGGGCCTGGACGAGAACGACACCGCGCCCATTTACGACGCGATGAACGAGCTGTTTGCCGCCATGGACGCCGAGCAGAAGCGCTACTCCGACCGCATCCCCAAGCCTCAGCAGCCCATGAACCGGGAGCAGCGCCGGGCGCAGAAGAAAGCACAGCAGCGCACCCAGACGGCGGGCCGCATCGTCAACAGCCAGCCTGTGAGCTTCCCGCAGCCCGCTGCCGCCCGGATGGTGGAACGGGTGGACAAGGCACGTCACGGGAACCCCGCAGACGCCGCGCTCAAGCTGGCAGACGCCCGTGCTGCCGTGGACGCCCTGAAGGACGACCCGGTGGCCATGCAGCAGCTGGCCGACTGCGCCCTGAAGATCGCAGCGGAGCGCCATGTCTGACCTGCTGACGGACGCCCTGCCCACCGTATGGCACGGCAGGCGCATTGACCCGGACTTCCGGCACATGGTGCGGCTGTCCGCTGCTTACAGCCACGGAGAGGTCGAGGCTGACCCGGTGGCCTTTGCCCTGCAGCTGTGTGGGCAGTTCTACACCGAGCGTTTTTCGCCCTCCGACCTGCAGGAAAAATACAGCTGGCTCATCGAGTTTTACTGCGCCGGAGAACAGGCCGCAGAGCCAGCAGCGGCAAAGCCTGCCAGCGGCCACGACACCGGCCCGGCGTTCGACTACCGGTGCGACGCGCCCTACATCGTAGCGGCGTTCCAGCAGGCCTACGGCATCGACCTGACCCGCGAGAAGCTGCACTGGTTCCGGTTCCGGGCGCTGTTTGCCGCCCTGCCGGAAGATACCCTCATGGCCAAGATCATGGGCTGGCGCAGCGCCGACCTTGCCGATTACGAGGGCAGTATGCGGGAGCATTACGCCGCGCTGAAAGAGCGCTTTGCCCTGCCTGCATCTTTGAGAGGAGGTGCCGCCGTTGCCCAGACCGTTGCCGAACACGATGCGGCATTCCTGGCCCGCTTCCGGCACTGAGCGGGTGCCGGTGCCCTGCCCCTACTGCGGCAGGCCCCTGCCCGTGTGGGCGGTATGCACGGCCGCGGCATCCGGCGTGTGGGTCAAATGCAAAAACCCCTCCTGCAAACGGGAGGTAGAGATCAAACTGTAAAGCCTGTGCCCTTGTGCCCGCGCTCTGAATGAGAGGTGGACACATTGGGTTTTGACTTTTCCATCTTTGGCAATACAAAGCTGGACACCAGCGGCGTGACCAAGGGCATAAGCAGCATGACGGTAGCCGCCGGTAATCTCATTGCGGATTTTGTCAAGTCTGCAGGTAGTCAGCTGGCCGGAATTGCAAAATCAGCGGTCAGCATCGGCTCGGCATTTGAAACGTCCCTTGCAAAGGTTACCACCATTGCGGACACCAGCAAGCTGTCTACGCAGCAGCTCAGTGACCAAATCACCGCCATGTCCAGCAAGATGGGCGTTGCTGCGTCGGACATCGCAGAGGCAACCTATCAGGCCATCAGTGCAGGACAGGACACCTCCAATGCCGTAGCCTTTGCCGGGCAGGCTTCCAAGCTGGCGGCTGCCGGTTTTACATCCAGCAGTTCGGCGGTTGATATCCTCACCACGGCCCTGAACGCATACGGAATGAGCGCCGATCAGGCCACCCATGTGTCGGATGTGCTGCTGACTACCCAGAACCTCGGCAAAACCAGCGTGGACGAGCTGTCCGCCAGCATGGGCAAGGTGATCCCACTGGCCGCCGCCTACGGTGTCAGCGTGGAGAACCTGTCCAGCGGTCTGGCAGTCATGACGGCCAACGGTATCGCCACCGCCGAAGCCACCACCTACACCAAGTCCATGCTCAACGAGCTGGGCGATTCCGGTTCCACGGTGGGCAAAATCCTGCAGAAGCAGACCGGTAAGAGCTTTGCCCAGCTGAACGCTGAGGGCAAGAGCCTTGGCGACGTACTCCAGATCCTGTACAACAGCGTGGGCGGCAACAGTACCGCATTTGCAGGCCTGTGGTCCAGCGTGGAAGCTGGCACCGGTGCCCTCTCGCTGGCATCCGGCGGTGCGGACAAGTTCAACAGCGTTCTGGCCCAGATGCAGGACAGCGCAGGCGCAACCGAAGCCGCCTACGAGACCATGACCGACACCTTCCAGCACAAGGTGGAGAGCCTGCAGACACTTGCCGAGAACCTCGGCATTAGCCTGTACAACTCCATGGAAGGATCCCTGTCGGACGTGGCGCAGTGGGGCATCGACTGTCTGACCCAGCTTTCTACCGCCCTGACCGAGGGCGGGCCGGAAGCCATGATGCAGGCGGCGGGCGAGATTCTGTCCGACCTCGCGTCCGGCATCGCGGAGCAGCTACCGGGGCTGATGACCACCGGCGTGGAGATCATCACCCAGCTGGCCGAGGACATTGTGGCAGCTACACCGGCGATGCTGGACACAGCAGCCGAAGTGCTGGGCGCTCTGGTGCAGGGCATCATTGACGCCATCCCGGACCTGATCACCAGCGCCACCGAGGTGGTCACCGGATTTGTGGACTACCTCGGCGACAACGCGGACGCTATTGTGGACGCCGGTGTGCAGCTTATGGAGAGCCTTGTCACCGGCATTGCAAACAACCTGCCCGCGCTCATTACCAGTGCCGCCGGACTGATTGCCAAATTTGCCGCCGCTTTGATCGAGCACCTGCCGGACATCCTCTCGTGCGGTGCCGAGCTTCTGGCCACCCTGGCACAGGGTATCGTCCGCAGCCTCGAAAATCTGGCTGAAGCCGCCCTGGCCTGCATCGCCAAGCTGATCGGCGTGTGGGACGGCAGCATGGACGAGTGGGGCCACATCGGCGAGAACATCGTCCAGGGCATCATCAACGGCATTGCGGGGCTGTGGGGCAAGCTGACCTCGTGGGTCAGCGGCCTGATCGCCAATCTGGTGGGCACGGCCAGCGCAGCCGCCGTGGATGGCATCACCCAGAGCACCGGCAGCACGACCCCCACCCGTAAGAGCAGCACGGTCACGGATGATGACCGCAAGCGCCGTCAGGATCTGCACAACCAGCGCATCCAGCAGGCCAAAGAGGAGGCCGCAGCGGCCAAGGCTGCAGCCGCCACTATCACCAAGTCCGCCGGTTCTGCAGCCGCTGCCGTGAACACCTCCGGCAAAAAGGCGGCGTCCAGTGCTAAGAAGGCCACCGCCGAAGTGGTCAAGTCCATCTCGGACAGCACGACCACGGTCAAGGATGGTGTGACCCGTACCGTGGAGACGGTCAACGAGACCCTGTCCAACGGCAAAAAGCAGCAAAAGCAGGTCATCACCGAGACGTCCCGCCAGATGGTGGAGGGCGTGCTGAAGGACATCAAGACCATCACCGAGGTGGACGAAAAGGGCAAAAAGACCGTCAAGCAGACCATGGAGACGGTGCGAGAGGTGGCAAAGACCGTCACGGCCACCACCTCCGGCGTCGTGGACGGCATCCAGACCAGCACCAAGACGGTGACCGAGACCCTGACCGACGGCACCGATACCCAGAAAAAGGTCATCACCGAGACCTACGACGACGTGGTGGACGGTGCCCTCGTGACCGTGGAGCGGGTCAAGACCATTGCTGCCGACGGCACCGAAGAGGTGGCCGAGACCATCAAAGAGGCATCCATCAAGAGCTTCGACGACCTGTGGAAGGAGCTGCAGACCCACGCCAACACCGGCCTGCTGGGCACCTTTGATGACCTCTACACCGCCGTCAAGAACAAGGACTGGAAGTCCATCGGCCTGTGGGCGGCAAACGCCATCTACGGCGGCCTGACCGCCGAGCAGAAAAAGCAGGTCAACGACTTTGCCCTCGGTCTGGTGGACAAGCTCAACGAAGCCCTGGGCAATGCTCAGACGGCCCTTGTGCAGAAGGGCATCGACATCGGTGCCCAGATCTGCA